GACCGCTACCGGGAATCCTACGGCCGGCTGGCCCAGGACCACCCCCGGCGCTCGGTGTTCGTGGGAACCACCAATGAGACCCAATATCTGCGGGACTCCACAGGAGCGCGTCGTTTTTGGCCCCTGGAAGCCCGTAGGATCAACTTAGGCTGGCTGGAGGGTGTTCGGGCGCAACTCTTTGCTGAGGCCGTCCACGCCTACGACAGCGGCTCTGCGTGGCACGTCCTACCCGCTGAGGCTGCGGCCAGCGAGGCTGAGGCCAGGCGCGTCCATGATGCCATCGAGGACCGCATCGCGGAATACCTGGAGGGCAAGGCTATGGTCAGCCTCAACGAGGTCTGGGGAGACTGCCTGGGCGCTGCGGCCAAGGACTTCGACCGTGCTGCCCAGTGGCGCTTGAGCCATGCGCTGAGAGCGCTGAGGTGGGTCAATAAGGTGGAAAAAGTTAACGGGAAAGCTGTCAGGGTCTGGAGGCCCATCGACGCACCGTTCTAGACTTGGCGAGGTCTCAGGGGCGTGGCAACACCTCTGAGCTGGGACCGCCAAGAACAGGGGCTGGCCGAAGGGCTGGCCCCTGTTTATATTATGTGGATAGAGTGTGGATGGCCTGTGAACGTAACTTCTCCGCAACCATAAAAACCCTTATTATTCTATTACTATACTACTTAGTTACAGAGTTACAGAGTTACAATAGAATGAAAGATATTTAAAAATGTGGTGTTTCACCATACGGAACATATACCATAACACTCCAGGGAGTGAAAGTTGCCTGTAACTCCGTATCCTGCGTAACCAGAACTCCCACCCCTGCCGCTAGACAACTCTTGTCTCCCATACGGCCACCCTGCCGGCCTACACTTAGCCCATGCCAGACCCTAAGCCCACCATCCCCGCCTCCCGTGCTGCCGAGCAGGCCCGCGCCTGCTGGGCCCATTACATTCGTGGCTGGTCCATCCAGGACATCGCCAACGAGCTGGGGATCGCCTCGGGCACGGTGTCCAAGTATCTGCGTGAGGCCCAGGCCACGGCCAAGGCTGAACGCGACAATCTGGCCTCTGACTTCCTACAGCGTGAGCTGGACCACCTGGACGCCCTGGAACGCACCCTAGAGGCCGACCTGAAGGGGGATGAGGTCGCCGCGCCACGCCGCGCCTCGGCGGTCAAGCTACTGCTCGACATCAAAGCCCGCCGTGCGAAATACCTGGGGCTGGATAAGCCTACTGAGGTCAAGCACAGCTTAACGCTTGAGGATCTCGTCGCTGGGGCGGCTAAGCCCGAGTGACAACACCTGCCGGCCCTTGAGAGCCGGCTCAATGCGCGGTGCGCCGGGGGCGCTGGCCCCTCCCCAGTGCCCCCGGCCCGCGCTCAAGCCTGGAGGGGCTGTGCAGACTAAACTAATCATTGACGACCCTGATTTCTCTGGCGGCGCCACCGTCCGCGTTGAACCCGAGTTGGAAATCTTAGAGAAGGCCGCGCGGGTGAGCGCCACGCCCCTGGCCCCCAGCCAGGTCTATGCCCTCGCCGCGCTGAACGCGCTACGCGATTTCACCCGCGACCCTGAGAGCGTGAAGCTGCCCAAGATGCGCGGGCCTATGAAGGGCCTGGCCCACCGGTCCCTGCCCGTGCATCGCGTCACCATCAGCCTCTATGACCGCGCTGATGGCGGCGTGGTCTGCGACTCCGATCCGAAGTTCTCCACCCTGCTGGCTATGGTGGCCGGCGGCTCTGAGCTGTCCCAGGTCCACCGCCACGCGATGGTCGCGCTGGGGCGCATCTATCAGGTGAGTCGTGACAGCAAAGGCTAGTCGCATCAAAGCCTGGCGCCACGACGCCGCGCTGTTTGTGCGCGAGGTGTTCGGCATCGAGCCTGACGCCTGGCAGCTCGACGCCTTGGCGCTGGCCTCTGGGCCTACGAACCCGCGGCGCCGCTTGGTCCTGCGCGCCTGCACGGGCCCAGGCAAGTCTGCCGTCTTGGCCTGGCTGGGATGGCATCGCCTGTTGTGCTTCGCGGATAAGGGAGAGCACCCCAAGGGCGCGGCTCTGAGCATCACAGCTGACAACCTGAAGGACAATCTGTGGGCCGAGCTGTCTAAGTGGCAGTCTCGGTCCGAACTGCTCAAGACCGCGTTCACCTGGACCAAAGAACGCATCTTCGCCAACGACCATCCCGAGACGTGGTTCTTGTCGGCCCGCGCATTCGCCAAGGACGCCGACCAAGAGAGCATTGGGCGCACGCTGTCTGGCCTGCACAGCGCCTATGCGTTCGTGCTGCTGGATGAGGTGGGCGATATGCCGCTGGCCTTGGGCCGTGCGGCTGAACAGATATTCACAGGCGGGCCCGTGGATGCGGCCATCTTCGCGGCCGGCAACCCCACATCGCTGGACGGCCTGCTTTACAACCTAGCCGTGACGCGGGCCAACGACTGGCCCAGCATCGTCATCACTGCCGACCCAGAGGATCACAAGCGCACGCCCCGCGTGAGCAAGGAGCACGCGCAGGCGCAGATTGAAGCCTATGGGCGCGATAACCCGTGGGTGATGTCAACCATCCTGGGGCAGTTCCCACCCGGCGCGTTCAACGCCCTGCTGACCGTCGAGGAAGTCGAAGCGGCTATGAAACGGCACATCGACGAGTCGGTGTATGGCCCGATTCAGAAGCGCATGGGTGTGGACGTGGCACGGTTTGGCGATGACCGCACGGTGCTGTTCCCGCGCCAGGGTCGCGCCGCGTTCAAGCCTACCATCCTAAGAAATATGGACGGCCCGGCAGTCGCGGCCCGCGTGGCCGAGGGGAAGCATCGCTGGGGTTCAGAGATGGAGTTCGTGGACGGCACGGGTGGCTACGGTGCCGGGGTCATCGACGCCTTGCGCCAAGCTGGCGTGCCGGCCGTAGAGGTGCAGTTCGCCGGGAAGGCCATCGACCCGAGGTTCTATAATCGGCGGGCCGAGATGTGGTGGAAGATGGCCGAATGGGTGAAGTCTGGCGGATGCCTGCCCCCAATGCCCGAGCTGACCAGAGAGCTGACCGCGCCGACCTATTCGTTCCAGTCAGGCAGGCTGCTGATGGAGCCCAAGGACAAGATTAAGGAGCGCCTGGGCTTTAGCCCCGATCTGGCTGACGCCCTGGCCTGCACGTTCGCCACGCCAGACCAGCCGACCCAGGCAGGGGAGTGGGGCCGCTTGAATCTGCGGGCCCAGGGGATGCGGCGCCAGACTCACCATGAGTGGGACCCTTACGAGAAAGCATAATTTTACGCCCCGCTAAATAACTCTTGTCTCCCCTGGTTAATTTTCTTGACAGACAATTATCCCATGAAGTTTCAGCGAGGGGATATTGCGGAATTCGAGGCGAGGTTCGCCCGGATGGCCACGGCCCATGCCGCCGAGGTCGGGTCGCTAGGGGCGGCTCGGTTTCTGCCTGCAATGCGGACCTACAGGGCCTTGGAACAGGCTGGCGCGTTGGTGTTGTTCACGGCCTACACCGAGGACGACAAGCCTGCGGGCTATCAAGCGTTCTTGCTGACTGAGCATCCGCACTACGCGGGGACGCTCTGGGCTCAGGCTGATGCGGTCTATGTGGCGCCCGAGCACCGTGGCGTTCTGGGGGCCAAGTTCCTGGCCTGGGCTGATGCAGAGCTGGCCGCGCTAGGAGCCCGTGTGCTGATGAGGGCCGCGCCCGAAGGCACCGATCTGGGCCCGATGCTGGGCCGCATGGGCTATCGAGCCCAAGAGACGAATTATATAAGGAGTTTGTAATGGGCGCAGCTGTTCCGATTATCGCGGCGATTTCTGGGGTGCTTGGTGCTGGCGCTGGCGTTGCTGGCGCCGTGCAGACCGAGAAGGCCCGCCAGGCCGCGGACAACGAGGCTGGGCGTCAGGCCGCGAAGCGTTCCGATGCTGAGAAAGCCGCCGCGGCCAAGCTGGCAGACGAAGAGGCCACGGCTACGGCGAATGCCCAGCGCGAGGCCCAAGCCGCCCGTGTGCGCGGTTCGCGCAAGACCGGCCGCGCTGGCACGATCCTGACCGGCCCCTTGGGGGCTTCTGGTGGCCAGACGCAGGCCAAGACCTTGCTGGGTAGCTGATGGAATCCATGCGGATGTCGCTCGAAAAGCTACGCGCCCAGCTTGAGCTGGACCGTGCTTCGTTCCTGTCGCACTGGCGCGAGTTGGGGGAGAACATTCTTCCGCGCCGTCCGCGCTTCACGCTGACCGAGGGAAACCGCGGCGACAGGCGCAACCAGAAAATCATCGACTCCACGGCGGTGTTCGCGGCACGGACCCTCGCCTCCGGCATGACCAGCGGTATTACGTCGCCCGCCCGTCCGTGGTTCAAACTGACGACCCAAGACCCCGACCTGGCCGAGTCCGGCGGGGTCAAGGCGTGGTTGCATCAGGTCCAGACCCGCATGAATACGGTGTTCAGCCGGTCGAACCTGTATGAAATCCTGCCAGCCAGCTACGCCGACATGGGCGTGTTCGGCACGGCGGTGGTGTTCGCCGAAGAGGATTTCGACTCGGTGGTGCGGTTCTACAGCATCCCGCTTGGCACCCACTACCTGGCTGACGACCACCGGGGGAAGCTGGGCATCTTCATGCGTGAATTCCGAATGACCGTGCGCCAGTTGGTGGAAAAGTTCGGCGAGGAGAACCTGAGCCAGATGAGCAAGGGGGCTCTGGCCGCAGGTATGGGCGAAACGTGGGTGGATGTGTGCCACGTTGTCCAGGGGAACAAGGACGCCGACCAGAGCAAGCTGGGTGGGCGCTATAAGAAATATTCCTCGATCTACTACGAACGGGCTGTCAACGGGAAGAACCTGCCCACGGACGAGAAGGCCCTGCTGCGCGAGTCTGGGTATGACTACTTCCCGGTGTTCGCGTTGCGGTGGGAGCGCACGGGCGAGGACGTTTACGGGACGAACTGCCCTGGCATGGTGGCGCTGGGCGACATCAAGGGCCTTCAGATCCTCCAAAAGAACAAGGCGAAGGCGATTGAGAAGCTTATCAATCCGCCCATGATCGCCCCGCCCGAGATGCGGACCGAGCGCCTGAGCATCCTGCCCGGCGATGTGAGCTACTCGGGGAACACGAACGCCCAGGCTATCAGGCCGGCGCATGAGGTGAATTTCCGCTTCGAGCCCATCCTGGAGGACATCCGTTCCCACCAGGAGCGCATCCGCCAGGCGTTCTACGCAGACCTGTTCCTGATGCTGTCGCAGGACGACCGAGCCCAGCGGGCCACGGCCACGGAGATTAACGAGCGCCGCGAGGAGAAGTTGCTGGCCCTGGGGCCCGTGCTTGAGCAGTTGAACCAGGACTTGCTCGACCCTCTGGTGGACCTTGTGTTCGACCTGATGGACAAGCAGGGGCTTATCCCCACAGCGCCCCAGGAGTTGCAGGGCGTCCCGCTTCGGGTGGAATACATCTCCATCATGGCCCAGGCGCAGAAGCTTGTCTCGGTGTCCGGCATCGAACGATTCCAGCAGTTCTTGCTGGCCCAGATGCAGGCCGACCCGTCTGCGCTGGATGTGGTGAACACGGCTGAGTTGGTGTCCCAGTATGGCGACATCACCAGCGTTCCGCCTGGTGTGATTCGGCCCAAGGAAGAGGTCGATGCCATCCAGGCCGAGAAGGCGAAGGCCCAGCAGGCCAAGGCTATGGCCGAGCAGATCCCCGCCGCGGCTGGGGCGGCGAACCAGTTGGCGAACGCGCCGATGGACACAGACAACGCATTAAACCGCCTGCTCAGTCAGGCTAACGCCGGGGCAATTGCCCCGCAGGCATAGGAGTAAGAGATGGCTACAGTGACGGCGACAGTCGATGTGAGCAAGGTCGTGCCCGAGACCCGCACCTTCATGTGGGAACTGGACGGACTGACGACTACGGATACGTTCAACAGCCAGGAGCTTTCGGGCAACGCTGACCGAAGCGTTCAGCTTGTCGGCGCGGCTGGCGCGGGCGGTTTCAACAGCTGCACGGTCCAGGTTCAGGGCAGCAACGATGGCACGAATTTCGTGGTGCTGACGGACGGCCTGGGTAACAACCTGTCCTTCACTGCGGCTGGCATCAAGCAGGTGGGCGAGATGTGCCGTTACATCAAGGCCATCGTTACCAGCGGCACTGGCGGCACCGATCTGCGGGCTTACCTTACGACGAGGGTGTGAGATGGCGCGCTACTACAGCATCGTGACTCCGAAGGTCCGCACCGTGGAGGGCATCGTGCTTACCACGGTCAGCGACACCGAGACCGTGGCCAAGGTGCCAGACGACCAGCCTGTGCCTGACACCTGGAGCAAGGCCGAGCTGACCTTGGAGCAATACAAGGCTAAGGGCGGGCAGTAACGTGGCCGTCAGCACTGAATATCTCCTAGTTGCAGGCGGCGGCTCTGGCGCCTCTATTGTTGGCGCTGGTGGCGGTGGCGGCGGTGTGCTGGCCGGCACGGATAACCTGACCGAAGGCGGCTCCTACGCCATCGTCGTGGGCGCTGGCGGTGCGGCTGTCAGTGGCACAGGATCGCCCCTAACATCTAATCAGGGCCTCAACGGCAACGACAGCACTTTCAACAGCCACACTGCCACGGGTGGCGGTGGCGGCGGCCGTTACAGCTCCCAAAATGGCAACAACGGCGGCTGCGGCGGTGGCGCGGCCAACACTGGGACGCCTGGCACTGGATCCCAGGGCGGCAACGGCGCGGCCTCGAACCACGCCACTTGCGGCGGCGGCGGTGGTGGTGCTGGCCCGACCAACGGAACAGCGGGCGCGTTCCCTAATGGTGGCGCGGGCGGAGCTGGATATGCGTCTAGCATTAGTGGGGCGAGTGTTACCTACGCAGGCGGCGGCGGGGGCTGCGGAAACATCGGAACGGCTGGCGTGGGCGGTTCTGGCGGCGGCGGTGCTGGCACCTACTACCTTCAGGGCGCCAACGCTACGGCTGGCACGGACGGCCTGGGTGGTGGTGGCGGCGGTTGCCGAGGCGACGACACCACAGCAGTGTGGTCATCGGGCAAGGGCGGCAATGGCGTGGTCATTCTGCGCTACCTGACGGCAGGCTACAACCAGGGCACCGGCGGGACCATCACGACCTCGGGAAGCTACACCATCCACACCTTCACTGGCAATGGCACCTTCGTAGCTCCTACGGTGGCAGGCGGCGGTGGTCGAATCATCCTTCGTCGGAGGCGGCGTTGAACCAGCCTGCAAAGCATCGCAACGCGGCCACGGGGGACAAGGGCGCCGAGTTGGTGCGTGAGCAACGCTTGGCCGACATGGCCATGCTACTCAGCACACGGCCTGGGCGTCGGTTCGTTTGGGGCCTGATGGCTGACTGTGGAATTTTTCGGTCCTCGTTTGACAACAGCGGGTCAGTGACCGCGTTCAACGAGGGGCGGCGAGAGATCGGCCTGCGGGTGCTGGCTGATGTCAACGAAGCGGCGCCTGAGCAGTATTTGGTCATGCTCCGCGAATCTCAAGAGGGACGAAATGCCTGACGAGACTAAGCCCGCTGGGGACGCATCAGCTACCCAGACCGGCACAGAGAACACCGCGAACGCTGCGGGGAACGAACAGACCGAAACCTCGAAAACGCCGCCGCCTGCTGATTACAGCACGCTCAAGCTGCCCGAGGGCTCGAAGCTGGATACCAAGCGAGTGGAGGATGTGTCTGCCTGGGCCAAGGCTAAGAACATCGCTCCTGAAGTCGCGCAGGAAATCCTGAACCGAGAGCATGAGGCTGTTTCTACGGTGGAGGCGGCGCAAGCCGCTGGCATCGAGAAGGCGAAACAAGCCTGGCTGGACGAACTGAAGGCCGACAAGGAAATCGGGGGCGACAAGCTGAACGCGCACGTCGAACCCGCCAAGCGGCTGGTGGATCGTTTCGGCTCGGATAAGTTCAAGCAAGCCCTGAATGAAACCGGCCTCGGGAATCACCCCGAGCTGGTGCGCTTCCTGGCTGGGATCGCCAAGGCCGTGGGCGAGGACAAACTCGTTCTGCCTGGCGCGAGTCCTGCCGGGGGCAAGAAGTCCGTGGAAGAAGCCTTCTACGGAAAACCTAACTAAAGGAGCCTAACATGGCTACTGTTGGAACGAACCTGCTCACCCTGGCTGACTGGGCCAAGCGACTGGACCCGGACGGCAAGATTCCCGCCATCGTCGAGATGCTGTCCCAGAAGAACGAAGTTCTGGACGACATGAAGTTCGCCGAGGGCAACATGCCCACCGGCCACCGCAGCGTGCTCCGCACCAGCCTCCCCACGGTCAGCTGGCGCCGCATCAACGAGGGCGTGACGCCGAGCAAGAGCACCACGGCTCAGATCGACGACAGCTGCGCCATCCTGGAAGCCTGGAGCGAGGTTGACTGCGAGTTGGCCAAGCTGGGCGGCAACGTCTCTTCGTTCCGTCTCAGCGAGGCTACCAGCTTCGTCGAGTCGATGAGCCAGGAGATGGCCAGCACCCTGTTCTACGGCAACGCCAGCACGGCGCCCGAGGAGTTCAACGGCCTGGCCACGCGCTACTCGGCCACGTCTGGCGCCAACGGGCAGAACATCGTCCTGGGCGGCGGCTCTGGCTCGGACAACAGCTCGATCTGGCTGGTGGTCTGGGGCTCGGGCATCCACGGCATCTTCCCCAAGGGGAGCCAGGCCGGCCTGAAGCACACCGACCACGGCGAGGTCACTGTCGAGACCACGGCCGGCATCGCTGGTTCGCGTATGCGCGCTTACCAGGACCAGTTCACCTGGCACACCGGCCTGACCGTCCGCGACTGGCGCGATGCGGTCCGCATCCCGAACATCGACATCAGCAACCTGGTGGCGAAGTCCTCGGCTGCTGACCTGTTCGACCTGATGATCAAGGCCACGCACCGCGTCACCAGCCTGTCCAGCGGCACCCCGGTGTTCTACTGCAACCGCACCGTGAAGCAGATGCTCGACATCCAGGGCCGCGACGATGTTCAGACGGGTGGCCAGTTGTCTTACAGCAACGTGGACGGCAAGCCCCTGATGACCTTCCGCGGCATCCCTGTTCGCACGGTGGATGCGCTGACCGAGGCTGAAAGCACGGTGAGCTAAACGAGAACTGAGCCGGGGGGCATCGGGCCCCCCGGCACCCTAGATACAGGAGAACTACCATGCTTATTGACGTTCAGAACGTTTTCTCTGACGCGCAGGCGTTGACCGCCACTGCCGTCAGCACCAACGTGATCGACCTGGGCGCGGACAACAACGTTGGCATCGGTGAGCCGATGGCCGTTGTCATCCAGCTCACCGTGGCCGCTGACGCGACCACTGGCGACGAGACCTACACTGCCGCCATCAAGACCGACGACAACGCCAGCATGAGCTCGGCCACCACGCTGACCACGCTGACCATCACCCGTGGCGACGCGGCTGGGACGCAGTATCAATACATCCTGCCGAAGTCCACCACCCTGGAGCGTTACCTTCGCATCGACTACACCCTGGGCGGCACGACCCCCACTGTGACGCTCGACGCCTGGCTGACGCCGCTGGACGGTCTGGAGAAGAACGTGTCCTACGCGGACAACATCACCATCTCGTAATACCCCAGGGCGGGGGTCGCAAGGCCCCCGCCCGAACCTTTTGAGAGGGAACAACCATGAAAGTCAAACTGACCAAGATGCACTTCATCCAGGGGCGAGGGCGCGTTTACCCTGGCGAGGTCATCGACTGGGCTGGCCCTTTGAGCCGCTTCATGGTGCCCGTGGACGCCCCCGTGGCCCAGGCCGAGCCTGCCCCGATCCACACGCCTGTGGCACTGTCTGAGATCGCCCCGCCTTCGCTGGTGCCCGTGGAGGAGCCCCGCAAGCCTGGCCGTCCGCGCAAGACGCAGAGTGATCGGGAAGTGCTGTGAGTGGAGAACGGGTTTTCCTTGGCGCGACATCTACCCCGCCCCTACTGGGGGCTTCGGGTCGATTCGTGCCTGTTGCCGTTGATACGGCTGGAAACCTGAAGTCCGATTTTTTGCTTAATCAATCCAAGGGGGAGGGGGGCTACTCTGGTGTTCAGAAATTTGGCTCCAATCTGGCGGTCACTAATGCGAGCTTTGCAGCTGTTACGGCTGAAGGTGGGGTCTATCCTTTTCCCACGACAGCCCAAACGCTTCGTGTTAAAGCCGGAGGTAATGCAAATGACACGGCGGCGGGTTCGGGCGCTCGAACGGTCACAATATACGGACTAGACGGCAACCTGGCCCAAATCAACGAGACTGTGACCCTGGCGGGTGCCTTAGCCAGCGCAGCGACTACAGCGACATTCTTCCGCGTCTATCGCGCCTTTGTGACGACTTGTGGCACCTATGGCGGGAACAACACGGGGAACATTGACATTGAGAACACTACTAGCTCTCAGGTTTTAGCCCGTATTGCAGCTGGTTTGGGACAGACCCAGATGGCTGTTTACACAATCCCGGCTGGCTATACGGGGTATATGCGCCAGATGTGGGCGAACATTTCGGACGGGAACACGGCTGACGTGCGGGCGTGGTATCGTCTGTCTAGCACGACTGTTGCGGCCCCCTATAGCTCGGCCCGGCTGTTTGGCAACATCACGGATGCGGCTGGCGACCATACCTACCGTCCACAGTTTCTAAGCCCGTTTGCGGCTGGCACCGATATTTGGTTCGATGCCAAGCGCATCACTGGCGCTGGAAATGCCCAGGTAAACGTGATGTTTGACATCATCCTAGTGCCTACCACCTAGAGGAATTCATGGCCTCGTCTGTTGAAATCTGCAACCTTGCCCTGTCCCACCTGGGGGTGGGCAAGGAAATCGCCAATCTGGAAACCGAGAACAGCGAGGAGGCTTCGGCCTGCCGCCGTTTCTACGAT